GTCCGCTGGCTGCCCGACGCAGGCGCGTTCCACGGCGGCTTTACGCAGAAAACCACCCGGAAGGCCCTCCGCGCCTCCGGCCTCGCGCTGGACGCAGTCTGGCCCGTGCTGGCATAAAGACGTTCTGAACTCGCTCTCCCCTGTCATACATCTATGGCAGGGGGGATTTTTTATGAAACGCAAATGGTGGATCATCTGTTTTCTGAGCATTCTCGCCGGTTCTGCGCTCCATTTTCTCTATGACCTGTGGCCGAACCCGCTGACGGCGGTGTTCGCGCCGGTCAACGAAAGCGTCTGGGAGCATCTGAAGCTGCTATACTGGCCGTTTCTCGCCGCCGCGTTCGTGCTGACGAAGGACGAAGCGGACGGCCGAAAAAGCTGGTGCGGTCTGCTGGCGGGACTTCTGGGCGCGCCGCTGCTTCTTCTGGGCGCGTATTACACACTCTTGTCCGGCTTCGCGCTGTACGGCCTGCCGCTCGACCTTATTTTGTACGCACTGGCAATGGCCGGCGGCTTTGCGCTGGCATGGCATTTGCAGAGGGCCCGCCTTCCCGCATGGCTGTGCGGCGTGCTGGTGATCGCGGCGGGTATTTACGGCGCTGCGCTGGCGCTGTTTTCGTTCGCGCCGCCGGATCTGCCGATTTTCACGCCGCCGGTCTGAAATTTTCTGGCAGCCTGTAAAATATATCGCAAGAAAGGTTTAACACCTTCTTGCGATATTTTTTTATCCAAAAATCCAAGGAATGAAGGGAGGGAGCGGGGATGAAGTACCGGCTGATGGACGACACCATGCGGGGCACCATCGCGGAAATGTACCGGGCGGGCTGCCGGGTGCCGGAAATCGCGGCGGCGGTGGGCCTCCACGAGACCAGCGTGTACCGGGAAATCAACCGGGGCCTGACGGACGAGCTGGACGAGAACGGGCGGTTCATCTATGACCCCGACAAGGCCCGCCTGGATGCCGCGCTGGCGCGCAGGAACAAGGGGAAGTTGAAGCCAACGGGTGACGGAAGGAGAAAACGGCATGGAAAAGCTGACGACAGAGCGGGCTGAAGCCCTGAACACGCTGCTGGCGGAGCAGACGCCGGAGCAGTGCATCATCACCATGAGGACGGCTATGAACGCCTTCATCAACAAGGTGTGCAAGGAAATCACGCCCTTCGCTGCCATCCAGTACGGGCGGCTGCTTCACCCGCTGACCCACGACATGGCCAGGCTGGAGGCGTTCCACGACGCCCTGATGAAGGAGACCAAGGAGGGCCAGGGCGATGCTGAATAGGACGGTCATCATGGGCCGGTTCACAGCTGACCCGGAGCTTCGGCGGACGCAGAGCGGAACGGCTGTTGCCAGCTTCACCCTGGCCGTCGAGCGGGACTTCAAGGGCCAGAATGGAGATCGGGAGACCGACTTCATCGACCTGGTGGCCTGGAGCGGGACGGCGGAGCTGGTGGCCAAGTATTTCACAAAGGGCCGCATGGCTGTGGCGGAGGGCCGCATCCAGACCAGGAGCTGGACGGATAAGCACGACCAGAAGCGGAAGTCCACGGAAATCGTGGTGGAGAACATCTACTTCGCGGATTCCAAAGAGAAAGAACGGTACGCCCAGGAGCCTGGGTATGGAGGCTGGCCGCCCCAGGATGGATATGGCGACCCGGCCTATTGAGGAGGGCAGGACAATGACGCAGAAAGAATACACCGTGACGATTCACGGGAACCGGATGTGGCGGCGGATGCAGGAAGAGGCTGCCCGCCGGAAGCGCCGGGGGCGCATCATACAGGGCGTTCACTGCCTGCTGACCGCCGCGCTGGCCATCGCGCTGCTGTGCGTCTGCCTGGGGGCGAAGGAGCCGGGGCAGCTGCCGGAGCCGGTGGCCGAGCAGCAGAATACAGTGGTGACGCTGAACACCATCTCCCCCTCTCCCCTGCCGGATACCACAACCGGCCAGTTGGCCAGTGACCTGGCCGAGGAGGCGGAGTACATAGCGAAGGCCCTGTACGGGGAAGCGCGGGGGTGCTCCACCACGGAGCAGGCGGCGGTGGTCTGGTGCATCCTGAACCGGGTGGACGACGAGAGCGGGCTGTGGCCGGACGACATCATCGGCGTGGTGACACAGGAGCACCAGTTCATCGGATACTCACCGGAGCACCCCGTGCTGCCGGAGCTGTATGACCTGGCCATGGACGTGCTGGAGCGCTGGCAGCTGGAGAAGGGCGGAGAGACCGACGTGGGCCGGGTGCTGCCTGCGGACTACTGCTACTTCCAGGGAGACGGGCAGCACAACTACTTCCGGCGGGAGTTCGAGGGCGGCCCGGACTGGGACTGGAGGCTGGAGACGCCGTATGAGAGGTGAAGGCGATGCGTGTCCTGGTGGCGTGCGAAGAAAGCCAGGCCGTAGCAAATGAACTGCGGCGGCTGGGACACGAAGCGTACAGCTGCGACGTAATTTCGTGCGGGGGGGCACCCTGAATACCACCTTCAAGTGGACGCCCTGGAGCTTCTGAAGATGAAGTGGGACATGATAATCGCGTTTCCGCCGTGCACATACCTGACTTCGGCTGGAGCTGTCCGACTGTTCAACAAGGACGGGAGCATCAAAGATCTGGAACGCTACGAGAAAGGGATAGAGGCTGCACGCTTTTTCAGAGCGTTTCTGGAGGCGGACTGCGAAAGGATTGCGGTAGAAAACCCCGCGCAGATGAAATGCTTCGGGCTTCCGAGGTACACACAGCATATAGAGCCGTACCAGTTTGGAGACCCATGGAAAAAGAGGACATTCCTGTGGCTGAAGGGATTGCCGGAGCTGAAGCCGACAAAGGTGGTGGAGCCGGTGGGCCTTTGGGTAGGGGCAACCAGCGCGAACAGAGACCCGGCTATATACACCAGGTACAAGGTACATTCAAACAGAGACCCGAAACGGAGAGCAAAAACATTTCCGGGGATAGCGAGGGCCATGGCAGAGCAGTGGGCCGGGGAGGCGTGAAGAGTGCGGAAGTTAAAGGCTGTACCCGTGACGCAAAAGAGGGCGGCTGAATTTGTAAAGGAAATGCACCGGCACCATCCGCCTGCACGGGGAGACCTGTTCAGGGTAGGAGCGCAGATGGATGGGAAGCTGGTGGGAATTGCACAGGTAGGGCGTCCAGTGGCCAGAGCATTGGATGACGGAAAGACCTGCGAAGTAATCCGACTATGTACGGACGGGGCGGACAACGCCTGCAGCTTCCTATACGCGAGGGCCGCGAGGATTGCGGCTGCCATGGGGTATGAAAAAATCATCACCTATATTCTCGAAGAAGAGCCTGGCACGAGCCTGAAGGCCGCCGGGTGGGAGAAGGAGGCACTGGTAGCAGGAAGAAGCTGGTCATGCAAAAGCAGGCCAAGGGAAGACCACGCCCCGACCTGCAATAAGACGAGATGGGCCAAAAGCCTGAAGTGAGGAGGAAGACCATGAAACGCGGGGACATCTATTACATCGAAATCAACGACGAGGGCGTGACCGGCCACGAGATGATGAAGAGCAGGCCAGGTATCATCGTGAGCCGGGATGACCACAACGAGGCGGCGGAGACTGTCCAGGTGGTCTACTGCAGCGCATCCCAGCACCGGGAGCTGCCGGAGCACGTCTGCATCCGCAGCACACCCAGGCCGAGCACGGCCATGTGCGAGCACATCTACACGGTGGACAAGTCCAGACTGGGCAACTTCGTGGGACACCTGACGCCCCAGGAGATGCAGAGGCTGGACATCGGCATCATGGTGGCCCTGGACATCGGCGGCGGGACGGAACCAGAAAATCTGCGGGGGGGGGGTACTCCTGCACCGACACCGGAGCAGCGGGAGCTGGAGCGCACACGCTGCGAGCTGGAGACCATCCGAACCATGTACGAGCGGCTGCTTGACCGAGTGATGGGGGCAAGAGCATGAGAAGAAAACCGCCTGTATGCGCGGATTGCGGGTACATGAGAGTGACAGGCTGGGCACGATGCAACGGGAACAACAGGGGGATGCCGCGCGGGGATTGTATGTGCGAGCACCCGCTGGCGCTGGAGACCTTCAACAAGCTCTATCCGAGGCCGAACCGCCTGGCCTGTTTCATCGGGTTCACGGAGTGCGGAAGCAGAAAACCGAAAGCCAAGACCTCCCCGCGCTGGTGTCCGCGCCGCTTTCAGAAGGAGGGGTGAGCTGCATGGCGAAGTATAGGCTGACCGCCAACAAGACCAAGTTCTACAACCTGGCCAAGAAGTTCTGGCCGGACATCGAGCCGATGCGCCGGGTGGAGTTTATCAAGTACCACCGTGTGCGGGACTATGGCTTGATTTTCCGGGCGGGAGATTACTTTCACCGGCTGTTCCTGTCCTGCGCATACGGGAATGTGAGGCTGGGAGATGACTGGCACACCTACGATGACGGAGGAGAGCGGGTGCATGGATGGGAGTGCCACACGCTCACATTTCAGGAATTGATGGAAGCCGGGATGCTGGAGGAGGTGAAAGAGCGGTGAAACCATTGACCGAGCGGGAGGTCATCGTGCTGGCAAGGCAGTGCGCGATGCGCGTCTGCAGCACCGAGGAACACCACGGCTGCCCCTACGGGGACGAGGGCATGGTGGACTGTGTGGAGCGCCTGGAGAAGGACTACGAGGAGGCCATTGACCGGCTGCTGCTGATCGCGGAGGGCATCCACCGGGGAACCATCCAGGAGGTGGGCGCAGATGGGAGCGTGAAGGCAACCGGGGAGACTTCGGACGGCTACCACACGTTCAACGAGCTGTACCGGCACCGGACGGAGCTGTTCGCCGCGCTGTGCAACCTGTTCCCTGGGCGGGCCTGGAAGTCCACGAAGCACTTCGACGGCACCATGGAGAAGGGCTGGTTCATCGCGGGAATCGACACGCCGGATGGACAGGCTACCTATCACTGCCGGGGAGACTTTTGGAACCTGTTCCGGGTACGGGAGCTGGAAACCGCGCCGAAGTGGGACGGACACACGCCGGAGGATGTGCTGCGGAGGATACAGGAGCTTGTCCACACGGAGGCCGCCTATGTGGAAAAACTGGAGCGGCGGTGGGAGACGACTGAGGGATACGTTCCGCACTGCTGCGCCAACTGCGGACACAAGAAGTCGGACGGAAGCTGTGAGCTGCTGCCGGATGGAGACCAGTTCAGCATCGACTACACCGACGGGTTTGACCGGGACGACTGCGAACACTGGGATATGTTCATCCCAAAGAGATAAAGGAGGAGACGAAAATGTACGTACATGAAAAGATGAACGACCTTTCCAACTGCGCCCAGGACGCAGCCCAGGCGTGCGCCTGCATGGCCAGCGCGCAGAAGCCGAACCTGCGGGAACGTCTGGAGGCCCTGCGGAACATGACGGCGGAGGCCACACAGCAGGCATACGGCATCCACGACTGCCTCTTCGGAGTGGGCGGGCTGAACGGAGACACCGATGTGGAGAAGGAGCCGGAGAGCATGGACACGGCGGTGGACTGGCTGGGGCGGCGGCTGAATGAGCTGGTGGGCGTCCTGCGGGAAGTGAGGGGAAGACTGTGAACGACGAGGGGAACATGGTCTTCATCGGCGCGTGCCGGTATTGCGGACAAATCAGTGCGGAGCAGCCGCCGGGCATGGACAACCAGGACGAGGCGGACGCCTGGGTGACGGAGCACTGCAAATGCACCCAGGCCACCCTGGAGCGGAACCTGCGGGAGCGCATCGCGGACGCCAAGCGCCGGGTGTGGGAGCTGTGGGGGCCGGGGTGTGAGCGGTTTTCCTTTGACCCGGTGGAGAACGAAATCGTGGAGGCCCTTTGCAGCCTGGTGGAGCTGGCGGCGGCGGGCACCATCCGCAGCACCACCATCCAGACGGTTGACCACGGGAAGGCCAGCATCAGCGTGAGCACCAAAGGAACCATCAAGGTGGCGCGCATCGAGGCGCGGGCCTGCCAGCTGGAGGCTTGACCATGGAGCAGGGGTTCAGATGGAAAGTTACGCACCCGGAGCTGGGCACCGTGGAGGTCATCGCGCCAGATCGGCTAAAGGCCCTGACCAGGGCTTCCAAGGAATGGAAGCAGCGGTGGACACAGATTGCCCGCGACTGCACCATCGAGAGGATGGGTGGGGCGGATGACTGAACGGGAGCTTCGGGCGCGTGGCAGCTGCGACAACTGCCATCACAGCGGCGAGGAGGACTGGCCGAACCAGAAGACCGCGCTGCGGTGCCTGCACCCTGGGAAGTATCGGGGGCGGGTGACACAGATATTCCCCACAGGGCACCGGGGCGTCATCTACGGATGCGCCGCACCGGCCTGGTGCGAGGGATATGAACAGGGAGAATGAGGACAGGCCCCAGGCCGACCACCTGGGGCCTCCCCCACGGAACGCTGCGCTATGCCTTCGGAGGAGCCGAGGACAGAGCGGAACGCTTCGACAAAAAGATATACCTATTATAATTCGCGCGCGCACGCGCGAATTAAGGCTTGTAACCAATCTTAACTTACTGACCAGGAAGGAGGCGGCGGGGATGTACCGGGGCAGATACTTCATCCGGGAGAGCGTCTATGTCTGCGGCGATTACATGGACGCGGACATATACCCTGTCTTCCAGCCTTCCGGGAAACGCCGGGCCAGGTGCAAGCCCACCAGCGCCATCCAGGAGAAGCTGAACCAGAAGAACGCGGAGAAGAAAATCACCAGACTGGCCCATGCCAATTTCACCGAGGACGACATCGCGCTGCATCTTACATACGACGAGCTGCCGGAGGACGAGGAGCAGGCCCAGCGAGACCTGTACAACTACATCCGCCGGGTGAAGCGCCTGCGCAAGAAGATGGGCCTCCCGCCGCTGAAGTATCTCTCCTGCACAGAGGTGGGCAAGAAGAGCGGGCGCATCCACCATCACATCATCATGTCCGGCGGGGTTGACCGGGACACCCTGGAGAAGCTGTGGGGAAAGGGCTATGCCAACAGCAAGCGCCTGCAGTTCAAAGAGGACGGCATCACGGGACTGGCCAGGTATGTGGCAAAAGACCATCTGTTCTACAAGCGGTGGAACCAGAGCAAGAACCTGGTGCGCCCGGAGCCGGTGGTGCGGGACAGCGCCGTGACCATGGATGACCTGGAGGAGATGGAGGACGCCATCGAGAAGAAGGCGGCCTGGCAATACTTCGAGGGCCGGTATGAGGGCTTCACCCTGACCGAGGCCACCTTCACCCGGAACAACATCAACCGGGGGTGCTATGTGAACATCGAGATGCGAAGGAGGCGATAGCCGTGGCCATACGGCTGGAAGACTTGCCCCTGCGGGCACAGCAGCAGGCGGTGGCCAAGCTGCAGAAGGAGCAGTTGCGAAAGCAGAAGCGGGCCGCGCCAAAATACCACAACGAGGAGACGGAACACCTGGGCATCCGCTTTGCCTCCAGGAAGGAGGCACGGAGGTACGAGGTGCTGCTGGCGCGCCTCCATGCCGGGGAGATACGGAACCTGCGGCTGCAGCAGGACTTTACCCTGCAGGAGGCATATACCACGCCGGAGGGCGAGCGGGTGCGGGCCATCCGCTACCAGGCGGACTTCTGCTACGAGGAGCGGGTACACTGCAGCATCCTGCACGACGACGGCCCCAGCACCAGCGAGGTGCGCTGGGAGCCGGTGGTGGAGGACGTGAAGAGCCGGGCCACACGGACGCAGAAGTACATCATCAAGCGCAAGCTCATGCAGGAGCGTTTCAACATCACGATACGGGAGGTATGAACGTGGAGAAGACCTACACAGTGAGAGACCTGCAGGAAGACTACCAGACGGGGCGCATCCGGGACTTTTCAGATTTGGAGCGCGCCATCGAGCGGCTGCTGCGGGGACAGAAGCCGGGGCAGCTGAACCGGCTGGCGGCGGAGGTACACCAGAACGCGGTGGAGCATGGCTGGTGGGATGGGCCGCCCACCTTCGGGGACATCGTTGCGCTGTGCCACAGCGAGCTGTCCGAGGCCCTGGAGGCATACCGAGATGGAGAGGAGCTGGTGCATGGATGCTGCGGACACTGCACCTTCGAGGCAAGCTGCGACCACCCGGCCCCAGCCGTGGAGACGGGCTGCAAGCCGGAGGGCGTGGCGGTGGAGATGATAGACTGCATCCTGCGCATCCTGGACTGGTGCGCCATGGAGGGCGTGGACGTGGACGAGCTGCTGCGCATGAAGCTGGCGTACAACAAGGGCCGCCCCTACCGGCACGGAGGGAAGGCGCTGTGAAAATCGGGCAAAAGGTAACACGCTACCCGGTGAGCTTTTCAGAGCCGGACGGGAAAAAGGGGCAGAAGCCCATGACTGGGACGGTGGTGTATATCCACCCGCTGGGGAGGTTCCACATCGTGGAGTTCGAGCTGCGGGGCGGGAAGGTGCAGGAGAGCTTCCAGGGGGCAGAAGACTGACGAGGAGGACGGGCACGATGTTTCGATATAAGCGCGGGGTGAAGGTGGACTATGACCGGCAGGGCTATATCTACTTCGTGTCCCGGATGTATAAAAACCTTCCGCCGGAAGACCAGCAGGTCATCCTGAACCTGTGCCTGCAGTGCGGCGGGGAGCACTACCAGGCGCTCTTCGAGTTTGTAACCACGGACACCACGGCGACAGCCCTGGCCATGAAGCACTATTTGAGCAAGAAGACCCTGTACCGGGCGGTGCGGAGATACTACGAGAACTTCCCGGAAAAGCTATGACAGGAACTACCACGAGCGGGAGCAGCTGCGGCTGCCCCGCTTTTTCTTTTTCCTGGGGCAGGGAATATGACACGGAGAGAAAGATGACACTCCGCGACGCATTTTCTGTTGTACAGTGTACCCGTGAGAGAGACTTTTTCCCCACGACAAGCGCGCGTGACGCGCGCACGCACGCGCGGGAACCTTGAAGCGCCGGAGGGAGGGCGGCGGCATGAAGACCGGAAGACCGAAGAAATACAAGAGCAAAAAGGCCCTGGCGGACGCCATCGAGAGCTATTTCCGTTCCATCAGCCGTACCATCGAGTTGCAAGACCTGACCGGGGCGACGATTTACAACGACGACGGCGAGGCCATCCACAAGCTGCAGTTCGTGGTGCCACCGTCCATCAGCGCCCTGTGCATCCACCTGGGCATCGACCGGAGCACCTGGCAGAACTATTGCGACGGCGAGCTGCACCCGGAGTTCCGAGAGGTCACAGCCCTGACGCGGGGCCGCATTGAGGCGTGGCTGGAGGAGCAGCTGCTGACGCGGGAGAAGGGCGTCCAGGGCATCATCTTCAACCTGCAGAACAACTACGGCTGGCGGCAGAAGCAGGAAGTGGAGCTGGGAGACAAGACCCGGAAGAGCATCCAGACCGAGGGCATAAGCCTATACGACAAGCTGGCCGCCATTGCCCAGGCCCAGGAGGACATCGGGGAGCTGCCGGAGTACCTGGCGGAGGACGGTGAGGAGGCGTGACGCGCTCCGATCTGGCCAAGGTAGACCGCCTCTATGAGCTGGCCGTCTGGTACAACCGGCTGCGGGAGACCAACAACGAGACCTTCATGCCCCTCTTCGCGGATACCCACCGCTACCTGGTGCTGAAGGGCGGCGGCGGCAGCGGAAAGTCAATCTTCGCCGGGCGGAAAATCCTGGAGCGGGCCACCAGTGAGCCGGGGCACCGCTTCCTGGTGTGCCGGAAGGTGGCCAGGACGCTGCGGGAGAGCTGCTTCAAGCAGCTGCTGCACCAGCTGGCCGAGTATTACCCGGACTGCGGCTACAAGGTGAACAAGAGCGATATGGTCATCTCCTTCGCCAACGGCAGCGAAATCCTATTCGCGGGCCTGGACGACGTGGAGAAGCTGAAGTCCATCTTCAACATCACGGGCATCTGGATTGAAGAGGCCAGCGAGCTGCTGGAGGGGGACTTCAACCAGCTGGACATCCGCCTGCGGGGAAAGACCAAGTATTACAAGCAAATCATCATCAGCTTCAACCCGGTGAGCATCCTGCACTGGCTGAAGAAGCGGTTCTTCGACCGGAAAGACCCGCGGGCGCGCACACACGAGAGCACCTACAAGGACAACCGCTTTCTGGACGCGGAGGCGAAGCGGACGCTGGAGGCGTTCAAAGAGACCGACGAGTATTACTACACGGTATACTGCCTGGGAATGTGGGGCGTCACCGGAAAGACGGTGTTCAATGCCAAGGCCGTCATGGCGCGCCTGGAGCTGCACATCCGCCCGGCGCGCACCGGCTACTTCGAGTACCAGGACGACGGCCTGCAGCTCACGGACATCCGCTGGGTGGACGACGAGGACGGCTTCATCAAGGTTTACAGGGAGCCGGAACCGGGCGTGCCCTATGTGCTGGGCGGGGATACCGCCGGTGAGGGCAGCGACAGCTTCGTGGCCCAGGTGCTGGACAACCGCACCGGCGCACAGGTAGCCACCATGCGCCACCAGTTCGACGAAGACCTCTATGCCCGGCAGGTGTTTTGCCTGGGCATCTGGTACAACACCGCGCTGGTGGGCGTAGAGGCAAACTGGAGCACCTACCCGGTGATGGAGCTGGAGCGCCTGGGGTATCCGAAGCAGTACGTCCGGGAGACCATCGACGACTACACCCACGCGGTGAAGCACAGCTTCGGCTTCTGGACGAGCACCAAGACACGCCCGGTCATCATCTCCGAGCTTATCAAGGCCACGCGGGAGGACATGAGCATCGTGTCCGACGAGGCCACCCTGCAGGAGATGCTTACCTTCGTCCGGGGGGAGGACTGGAAGCCCCAGGCCGAGGAGGGCGCGCACGACGACTGCATCATGGCCCTGGCCATCGCCCACTACATCCGGCCCCAGCAGTCCTACCTGCGGGAGACCACGGCGGCGGAGGGCGTGACCTGGACGGCCAGCCAGTGGGAGGACTACGAGCGGGCCAGCAAGAGCGAGCGGGAGTACCTGAAGAAGATATGGGGCACACCCAAGCGATAGGAGGACATCATGCCGAGAAAGAAGGCGGACAAGCAGAAGCTGCGCATCTGGCAGGAGCGGCTGCAGCGGAACATGGCGGCCTACGAGGCCGAAGAGAGCCGGATGGATGACCGGGAGACCCTGTACAAGGGCAGTATGCAGATACTCCCCATCGTCCAGGGGGAGCGGAAGCGGGAGACGCCCCACGTCCGCAACATCTGCGCGGAGCTGATCGAGGCGCAGACGGACAGCAACATCCCCCAGCCCAAGGTGACACCCCGCCGGAAGCAAGACGAGTGGCGGGCCAAAATCATCGAGGATATGCTGCGCAACGAGCTGGACAGGCAGCCCTTTGAGCAGCTGAACGACATGATGGAGCGCACCGTCCCCATCCAGGGGGGCGCGGCCTTCCTGGTGGAGTGGGACAACACCCAGCGCAGCCACACCAGCGTGGGGGAGCTGACGGTCTCCACCCTGCACCCGAAGCAAATCGTACCCCAGGACGGCGTGTACACCGGCATCGAGGACATGGACTACATCATCCTGAAAATCCCGCAGACCAAGGAGTTCATCCGGCGGAAGTACGGCGTGGACGTGTCCGACGAGACCGAGCAGGAGCCGGACGTGAAGGGCAGCGACGGGGACACCACGGCGGACGACATGGTGACGCAGTACATCGCCTACTACCGCAACGACGAGGGGGGCATCGGACTGTACTCCTGGGTGAACGACACCCAACTGGAAGATCTGGAGGACTACCAGGCCAGGCGGCTGCGCCGGTGCGTCAAGTGCGGCGCGGTAGAACCGCTGGAGGCCACGCCCGCCCAGGACGCTGCCATCAACGGGCTGCTGCCCGGCATGGAACCGGCGGGGACGCCGGGAGCCAGCGTGCTGGAGACTGGCCCGGAAGAGCAGAGCGAGCGGGAGCCTGGGCAGAGGCCGACGGCAACCATCCGGGGGAACCGGAAGGTTTGCCCGTATTGCGGGGCCAGAGAGTGGGAGGAGAGCACCGAGGAGTTCGAGGAGGTCTACTTCCCTATCACACGCAGCGACGGAAGCACCATTCCGGGGGCCACCCGCATGGCGGTGCCCAGCGAGACCGAAGTGGACGAGCTGGGCCTGCCGGTGGTGACGGTGGTGGAGGAGCCGACGCGCATCCCCTTCTACAAGCCGGACATCTACCCGGTCATCCTGCAGCGGAACGTCAGCGTGTACGGGAAGTTCCTGGGGGACAGCGACATCGACAAAATCGCAGACCAGCAGAACACCACCAACCGCATCGAGGCCAAAATCATCGACAAGCTGCTGAAGAGCGGCAGCTATATCACCCTGCCGGACGATGCCAGCATCAAGGTGGACGCCGACGACATGAAGGTCATCCGGCCAGGGAACGCGGCCACCAAGGCCCTCATTGACGTGTACGACCTGCAGGGGAACGTGGAGCAAGACCTGGTGTACCTGGCCCAGGTGTACGAGGAGGCCCGGCAGGTCATCGGCATCACGGACAGCTTCCAGGGCCGGACGGACAGCACTGCCACCAGCGGCAAGGCAAAAGAGTTCGCGGCGGCGCAGAGCGCGGGCCGACTGGAGAGCAAGCGGGTGATGAAGGACTTCACCTACTCCCAGCTCTTCGAGGCCATGTTCAAGTTCAAACTGGCCTACGCGGACGAACCCCGCCCGGTGGTGTCCAGCAACATCCGGGGCGAGCCGGAGTACAAGGAGTTCAACCGCTACGACTTCCTGGAGCAGGACGAGGCCGGGGACTGGCACTGGATTGACGACTTCCTCTTCTCCTGCGACACGTCGGCCCCGCTGGCCAGCAACCGGGAGGCCATGTGGCAGGAGACACGTATGAACCTGCAGACCGGGGCCTTCGGAGACCCAACCAGCCTGCAGACCCTCATCCTCTTCTGGACGAAGATGGAGATGCTGCACTATCCGGGGGCCAGCGAGACGCGGGCCTACCTGGAGGAGGAGCTGCAGCGCCAGATGATGCAGCAGCGGATGCAGGCGCAAATGCAGCAGATGCAAATGCAGGCCGTGGCGCGCCAGCGGCAGACCCAGGCGGCGGGCCAGGCCGTCCAGCAGGTACAACAGGACGGCGGCGGAGGCGGCGTGGACGCGGCCACCGCCCAGGCAGTCATCCAGCAGGCCCAGCAGGACGCGGCGCGGGACGCCGCAGCCAACCAGCAGACCGCAGCACCGGCCCAGGCCGGAGCCGTCTGAACATAGACACCTTCCACACATCCAGGTATAGCCTGGCCTCCTTACGCTGGGGGGCGGCGGGACTGGGGCACCCGCTGCCCTTCCGGCGGTTCATAGGAGCATCACCGAAGAAAGGGGGACACGGACATGGCGGACAAGAAGAGCGGCTACATCGGCAGCATCCAGAATACGGGCGCGCAGAAGGTCAAGGCCCCCGTCGCAACCGGCGGCAAGAAGGGCACCAGCACGGTGAAGACCGGAACCGACCTGCGCGGCGGCAAGTAACGCCACCCGCCAGCGGCCAGACGGCTGTGACAGGTCTGGACAGATTGCCCCACACTTCGCAGGAAAAGCGTAAAAATCCGAAAGGAGCGCATAGACCATGGACGACATCGACTACGGCGCGCTGTTTGGTATCGACGCTGAAGGCGCAGAAGTGACGGAACCCGCCGAACCGTCCGCCGATACCACCGCGCAAGGCGCAAACGAGCAGGAACCCGCCGAACCTGCGGTTGTCGAGCAGCAGGAAGAGACCACAGAGGGAGCCGAGGACGGCGGCCAGAGCGCCGGGGGAGATAGCCCGGAGGGCCAGGCTGACGGCCAGAAGCAGCAGACGCCCGAGCAGAACGCCCAGTTCGCCGCCGCCCGCCGGAAGGCGGAGGCCGAGCGGGACGCTGCCATCGCCAAGGCCAGGCAGGACGCCCAGGCCGAGGCCCAGCGCACCATCGACGAGGCGTTCCGCAACAGCGGACTGTCCAACCCCTACACCAAGAAGCCCATCACCAGCAAGGCGGAGTACGACGAGTACCGCACCCGCCTGGAGGCAGATCGGAAGGCCCGCCTCCTGAAGAAGAGCGGGATGTCCGACGACGAGTTCCGGGAGTTCGTCCAGGGCCTGCCGGAGGTGAAGCAGGCCAAAGAGGCCCAGGCGGCAGCCGAGACGGCGGCCCGGCAGGCCAGGGAGCAGCAGGCGAAGCTGAAGGTGGAGGAGCAGCTGAAGGAAATCTCCGCACTTGACCCCTCTATCCAGGAGCTGAAAGACCTGGCCAAGATGGAGACCTACCCGAAGTTCTACGAGCTGGTGAAGCGGGGCAACACCCTGACCGACGCTTTCAAGCTGGCCAACTACGAGGCCCTGACCGGGCGCGCGGCGGCGGCCAGCAGGCAGGCGGCCATCAACTCCGCCCAGGGCAAGCAGCACCTCTCCCCCACCACCCAGCGGGGCGCGGGGGCTGTGAGCGTACCGGCGGACGTGAAGGCGGAGTACCTGGCCTTCAACCCGGACGCCACCGACGCGGAAATCCAGCAGCATTACAACAGGTACGTGAAAAACCACAAGAAATGACGGAAAGGAGCGAGCTATATGGCTTTTCTGATTCAGCAGGTAGACGGCGGGCGGGTGCCGGGCATCGAGTACCTGCCCTGCGGGGCCATCACGCCCAAGGTGGGCATGGCCCTTATCCAGAGCGGCGGCAACCTGGCCATCGCCACCGGCAGAAACGTGCCCACCTACGTGAGCATGATTGAGAAGGAGGCGGCCTGCACGGCAGGCGACATCATCCCGGTCATGCGGGTGCTGCCCGACATGATGTTCGAGACCACCTTCCAGGCGGCGGCCACCGCCGTGAACCTGGGCGACAAGGTGACACTGCACACGGACGGCCTGCAGGTGACGGCCACCAAGACCAGCGGCGTGGCCGAGGTGGTGGGCATGGACGGCACCGCCGTGGGCGACAAGGTGCGGGTGCGCTTCCCCGGCGGCGCTGCGGCTGCCAGCGGGGGCGGCGGCTGATAGCCCGCCGGAGTAATCGAGGAAAGGAGACGACAGACTTATGGCTAACATCACTTTTACCGAAGGCAGCGGCCTGCAGGACAGCATTTTCGGCAAGTCCCAGGCCCCCATTCGGATGTTCCTGGAGAAGCGGGGCGAGGCGTTTGAACAGGCTTCCATGGTGAAGGAGCTGTTCAGCGTGGGCACCAGCAAGCACTGGGGCGAGAAGTTCACCACCATGACCGCCATGGAGGGCTTCCAGCCCGTGGGCGAGAACGGCGAGTACCCCGTGGACGGTATGCAGGAGGGCTTCGACAAGTTCCTGGAGCACATGACCTGGAAGAACAGCTTCTCCCTGTCCCGCGAAATCGTGGAGGACGCCAAGCTCATGGACTTGAAGAAGCAGCCCGCCGGGTTCGTGGCCGGTTACTACCGCACCCGCGAGCGGTTCGGCGCGGCCCTCTTCGGCGCGGCCATCACCAAGGCCACCAGCATGAAGTTCTACGGGAAGACCTTCGACGCCAAGTGCGCGGACGGCAAGGGCCTGTTCGACACGGCTCACCCCTCCAAGCTGGGCAAGGCAACCCAGTGCAACCAGTTCTCCGATGCCTTCAGCGTGGATGCCCTCTCCGCCGTGGAGACGGAGATGCAGGGCTTCCAGGGGGACAACGGGGAAATTCTGGACGTTGCCCCGGACACCATCCTGATTCCCAACGACTACCAGCTGAAGCGGGATGTATTCGCTGCCGTGGGCGCGGACAAAGACCCGGACACCGCCAACAACGGGTTTAACTACCAGTTCGGGCGGTGGAACATCATCGTGTGGCCGTACCTCAACCAGTTCATCACCAAGGGCACGAAGCCCTGGGTGCTGGGCGACAGCAAGTACAACGAGGAGTACGGCGGCGCGGTGTGGCTTGACCGCGTGAACCTGGAAATCCGCAGCGAGCTGGCCAGCAACGACGCCAACGTGTGGAAGGGCTACGCCCGGTTCATCGCTGGCTTCAACGACTGGCGCGCCTTCGCTGTGGGCGGCGTGAGCGGCGGAACCGAGCTTATCAGCTCCACCTGACCAAGGAGAACCCAGCCGGGCGGCGGCAGGCAGCCGCTGCCCGGCTATTCTCATACCGGGAAGGAGGAAAGGCCATGACGGTATCCCAGGTCATTCAGATCGTGGATGACATCAAGCCAAACGCATTTACCAACGAGACCAAGACGGCGTGGCTGAACGAGGTGGAGGGGATGGTGCAGACGGAGGTGTTCCTGTTCGCGCCGGTGGAGGTCATCCAGTATGACTACACCGAGGACAAGGACACGGTGCTGCTGGTAGACCCGCCCCACGACAAGCTGTACCAGGCATACCTGACCGCCCGCGTGGACTTCGCCAACGGCGAGTACAACAAGTACCAGAACACCATGCAGATGTTCAACAGCTTTTTCGGGGAGTTCATGCGGTGGTATGCCCTCAATTACTGTCCGGCGGACGCACACGAGGAGGGATTACTATGAGCAACGGGCGCGGAGACTGGCACGGCTACTACATCTCGGCCTATGGGCTGGCGGTAAAGCACGGCTTCTCCGGCACCGAGGAGGAGTGGCTGGAGACCCTGAAGGGCGAGAAAATCGAGCTGCGCTACAACGAGGACACCAACACCCTGGAGTGGAAGTATGTGGAGAGCGACGAGTGGAACACGCTCATGGACATCAACGACCTGCAGGGCGCGGTGGTATCCGCAACCCTGGCCCAGGCCACCGCTGCCAAGGAGGCGGCGGAGACCGCACAGGAGGCAGCCGAGACGGCCCAGAGCGCGGCGGAGGACGCGGCAGGGGTAGCAACCACACAGGCCACCCAGGCGGGCAAAAGCGCCGCTGCGGCGGCCCAGGATGCCACCGACGCGGCCACCGCAAAGACGGCAGCAGAGACTGCACAGACCGCCGCACAGACTGCCAAGGGGCAGGCAGAGAGCGCGGCCAGCGCGGCCCAGGGTTCTGCTGCCAGCGCGGCGGAGGACGCCGGGAAAGCCCAGGCGAGCGCCACGGCGGCGGCGGGGAGCGCATCCGCTGCGGCCCAGGATGCCGCAGATGCAGAGGCAGCCCAGGCGGCAGCCGAAGCTGCGCAGAAGAAGGCGGAGGACGCGGCGGCATCTGTGGGAGACGCGGAGCAGGCGGCCCAGGACGCCATCACGGCAGCGGGCACCGCTACTACCAAGGCGGCGGAGGCCCTGCAGAGCGCCCAGGACGCGGCCCAGGATGCAGATGATGCAGAGGCGGCCAGGGCAGCAGCCGTGGCAGCACAGGGCGCTGCAGAGACCGCAGAGGGAAACGCGGAGGCGGCGGCAGGCACCGCCACATCTGCAAAGACGGCGGCGGAGACCGCCCAGGGAAAGGCCGAGGACGCCCAGGAGGCAGCCGAGACCGCCCAAGGAGCGGCGGAGCAGGCGGCCATCACCGCAACCACGGCAAAGACCGCAGCACAGACCGCCCAAGGAGCGGCGGAAGCTGCCCAGGGAGCCGCAGAGACGGCCCAGGACGCGGCGGAGACGGCGGCGGGAACCGCTACCTCCAAGGCTTCGGAGGCCGCGCAGAGCGCCGCTGCAGCGGCCCAGGATGCGGACGACGCGGAGGACAAGGCCATCCTGGCACAGAGCTGGGCGGTGGGCGGAACCGGAACCCGCGAGGGAGAGGACACCAACAACGCGAAATACTGGAGCGACAACGCCCAGGGAGCTGCTGGCGGCGGCGTCACCAGCTTCAACGGGCGTTCCGGGGCGGTGGCCCCCCAGGCCGGGGACTACACCGCCGATATGGTGGGTGCCCGCCCCAGCACCTGGACACCTTCGGCGGAGGACGTGGGGGCCAGGCCGGACGACTGGACACCCAGCGCGGCGGAGGTGGGCGCTGACCCCACAGGGACAGCGGCGGCAGCCGTCGCGGCCCACAACCAGGCGGAGAGCGTCCACACGGCGGAGTTTGCCAAGAAGGCGGACGCCGCAGCCCTGACGGCCCACACCGGGAACACCAGCAACCCCCACAATGTGACGGCGGAGCAGGCCGGGGCGCGACCCGATACCTGGACACCTACGGCTCAGGAGGTGGGGGCAGACCCGGCGGGCACGGCGGAAAGCGCGGTGAGCGCCCACAACCAGGCCAGCGATGCCCATTCCACCCAGTTCAACGCCAAGGCAAACGCTTCAGATCTGACCGCACACACCGGAAACAAGAACAACCCGCACGGCGTCACTGCTGCCCAGGTGGGGGCGGCAAAGCCGGGGGACGTGTTCACGGTGACGCTGCTGGCCAGCGGATGGAGCGAGAAGAGCCAGACGGTGAACGACGAGCGGTTCGTGACGAGCGGGTACGCCTTCATCACCAACCCGGCGGATGCGAGCTTTACCGCCTGGGCGGAGGCGGTCATCCACGGCCAGGACGTGACGGTGGCCGGGCAGATGACCTTCACCTGCGCCGGAGATGCCCCGACGGGGGACATCACGGTTAAAATCATCAGACTGGAGGCTACGGAAGCATGAGCAGGACATTCAACATGGTGGGCGGCGGAGCTGGCGGAGGCATCAAGCTGGTGGCCATCGACATCACCAAGGCACCCAACAAGGTAAATTACCGGCCCGGCCAGACCTTCGACCCGGCTGGCATGGAAGTTACGGCAACCTATTCCAACGGGGCCACGCTGCTGGCCACGGGATGGACATACTCCCCCACCGGCGCGCTGGCAGAGGGGACGCAGAGTGTGACCATCGTGTACACCGAGGGAGGCGTGAGCGCCCAGGCGAGCCAGGCCATCACGGTACAGAAGGCCAGCTTCGCCGTACCGAGCCAGGGTTCTCCCCTGGTCTACACCGGCGGCCAGCAGTCGCCGGACTGGACGGGCTATGACAGCGCGGAAATGACCATCGGCGGAACCAGCGCGGCCACGGACGCAGGAGATTACCAGGCCATCTTCTCCCTGAAGGACAAGGTGGGCACCCAGTGGGCGGACGGCACCACCGAGGACAAGACGGTGAGCTGGAGCATCGGGCGGGCCACCGTCAACGTCCCGACGCAGAGCGGAAGCCTGACCTACAATGGAGAAGCCCAGTCCCCCAGCTGGAGCGGGTACGACAGCTCCAAGATGACCATGGGGGGAACCACCAGCGGAACCAACGCGGGAAGCTACGACGCCAATTTCACCACCACGGCCAACTACCAGTGGCCGGATGGAACAACCGAGGCCAAGACCGTGAGCTGGAGCATCCAGAAGGCGGCGGGCAGCCTTTCCATCTCACCGGAGAGCATGACCCTGGATACCAGCGCCACCAGCAAGGTCATCACGGTGACGCGGGCGGGCACCGGAGCAATCAGCGCACAGAGCAGCGCCCCCACGATTGCAAGCGTGAGCGTGAGCGGGAACCAGGTGACGGTGACGGGCCTTGCCAACGGCAGCGCCAATATCACCATCAGCGTGGCGGCGGACACCAACTATACCGCCCCGGCCAGCAAGCAGTGCAGCGTGACGGTGAGCCTGCTGAAAGACAACTTCGCGGATAACGAGTGGTCTGAAATCATCGCGGCCTGCCAGAGCGGGAACGTGCCGGACAGCTGGGTGGTGGGCAACTACAAGAACATGACCATCAACGGCAAGGCGTACCGCATCGACATCATCGGCAAGAACCACGACACCTATGCCGCCGGAGGCACTGCCCCCCTGACCTTCCAGATGCACGACTGCTACACCGAGACCAAGCAGATGAACTCCAGCAACACCAACAGCGGCGGCTGGCAGAACAGTGCCATGCGCACCACTCACCTGCCCGCCATTTTGAACATGATGCCCGCCGAGGTGAAGGCGGCAATCCGGGACGTGCAGAAGAAGAGCAGCGCGGGCAACCAGAGCAGCAGCATCCAGACCACCAACGACAAGCTGTTCCTGCTGTCGGAAATTGAAATCTTCGGCAGCACCACCTACTCCTTCGCCGGAGAGGGCAAGCAGTACGCCTACTATCAGGCGGGAAACAGCAAGGTGAAGAATCTGTCCGGCAGCGCGTACCGCTGGTGGGAGCGTTCTCGTTATTCCAGCAGCTCCACCAACTTCTGTAGTGTCTACAGCGACGGCTACGCCTCCGCCAACACCGCCAGCGCCTCGAGTGGCGTGGCCTTCGGCTTCTGCTTTTAATCCAACATCCACCAAACACCCGCGCCCTGTGCGGCGCGGGAGAAGAACGAGAAGGCCCTGGGCCGCCCCCTGTGCGGGGCGGGCCGGGGCCGGACGGGAGGAACCATGTCGGTCTACAAATCCAAGCGGGGCACCAGCGCCATGCAGTTTATCGAGACGGCGCGGCAGCTGGAGGCCCACACCTTCGCCTGCTGCATCAAAGCGCCGAAGCGGTACAGCTTTTTCCTGACCTCACGCATCATGGAGCTGGCCAGCGAGGTGCACGACCATGTGCGGGCTGCCAACAACATCTGGCCGACCAACCAGCACGAGGCGCAGCTGCGCCGGGACGAGCTGCTGCGGGCCAATATCGCCCTGCAGAACCTGAACCCGAAGCTGCAGCTGCTGTACGACGCCATCCTCCAGAACCCGGAAAATTGCGCATGGATACACCGGGCCATGGAGAAGTGGGGCGACCTTATCAACGAGGAAGCCAAGCTGATCGCGGCGGTGAAGAAGAACGACCGGCAGAGGTACAAAGACCTCCCGGAGCGATAGGAAGAAACCATGGGTTAAGCTCTGTTTTGTTGCATTTCCGGCAGCGCGAACAACTGGTGGGAGCGTTCTCCTAATTCCAGCAACTCCACCAACTTCTGTAATGTCAACAGCAACGGCAACGCCAACGCCAACAACGCCAGCAACTCGAATGGCGTGGCCTTCGGATTCTGCAAGACCCGCGAGAGCGGGCGGTGCGACAAAGTAACCGCGCGGCGGCGAAATCCATACCTTTGCAGAAGGAGAGCTTATTCCCGGCCAACAGGCCAAAACAATCCGCCGATGCGGCCAGCCGGACGCTGCTTGCATGGCGGGGGTATGTGCAGCGCCCCCGTTTACCCTCAAGGGGTACGAGGCATCCGTAGGCGGCATAGCCGCTGACGGCTGCCATGTCATGGCTGGTTCCGCCAAGCAGATAGAACGCGCACCCGACAAATCCCTCTGTACGGCGGATGCCCCCAACGGGGCGGAAGGAGACCAATGACAAGCGAAGAGCGACACGAGAGACGATACCGCCGGAGGCTGGCAGAGCGCCAGCGGAGGCGGGAGGAGCGCAGCAGGGCGTGCGGCACCTTCGAGGAGGTGTTCAGCTTCCAGAACCTCTACAAGGCCGGTAAGCTCTGCTGCAAGGGCGTGGGCTGGAAGGGTTCCACGCAGCGGTATTTAGGCGACATCATCAGCAACACGGCCAAGACCCGGAAGGCGCTGCTGGAGGGCAAGTGGAAGACCAAGGGCTTCCACGAGTTCGACCTGATGGAGCGGGGCAAACTGCGGCACATCCGAAGCGTCCACATCTCGGAGCGGGTGGTGCAGCGGTGCCTGTGCGACAACGTGCTGGTGCCGGTGTTCTCGGCGGCCTTCATCTACGACAACGCGGCGAGCCTGAAGGACAAGGGCATCGACTTTGCCATGGACAGGATGAATTGCCACCTGCAGCGCCATGTGCGCAAGCACGGGCTGAAGGGCGGCATCCTGGTCTATGACTTCTCGGACTACTTCAACAGCGCGCCCCATGGGCCAATCTACCGGGAGAATGAGCGGCGCATCACGGACGGGCGCGTGCGGGCCGTGGCCAACGGCCTGATGGAGGACTTCGGGCCGGTGGGCTTCGGCCTGGGCAGCCAGGTGAGCCAAATTGACGCGCTGATGCTGCCGAACGGCCTTGACCACTTCATCAAGGAGGAGCTGCGCATCCGGGGTGCTGGCCGCTACATGGACGACGGGTATCTCATTCACGAGGACGTGGCGTACCTGAAGACCTGCCAGGAGGCGGTGCTGACCAAGTGCCGGGAGCTGGGCATCCGCATGAACCGGAAGAAGACCCGCATCGTGAAGCTGGGAGAGGCGCGGTTCCTGAAGACCAAATTCCTAGTGACACAGACCGGGCGGGTGATACGGAAGATGCACCGGAAGAGCGCCCGGAAGATGCGGGAGAAGCTGAAGAAGTTCCGCCGGTGGGTGGACGAGGGAACCATGACGCGAGAGGACGTGCGCACATCCTTTGAGAGCTGGAGCGGCCACATGAGGCGCGGGAACAGCTGGAAGGTGCTGCGGCGGATGAACAAGTATTATCGGAAGCTCTACGGGAGCGGAGACTGGAGGGACAACCATGTATGAAATCAGAAAGGACGGGGCGCTGTTGGCCCTTACGGAGCAGGTCAACTATATCCGGCTGCATGAGGGCGGGTTCTACCTGCTGTGCCCGGAGGCGGAGGCCCAGGGCGTGGCCGTGGCTGGCACGCCGTACCACCTGCAGGGACGGGCGGAGATGCAGGGCTGCGAGACGGTGCTGGTGCAGGAGACCGACGCCGGGGCGGCGCTGCAGGAGGCCACGGCCAGGGCGGAGGCAGACGCCAAGCTGTCCGGGCAGATGCAGACGGCGGTGAAGCTGTACGTTCAGGCGGCCACGGACATCCCGGACGAGCAGGCGCTGGAGATGCCTGACCTGTTCAAAAGCTGGGACGAGGTGCTGGAAGCCGGTCAGGAGCTGGCGGCCAACACGGTGCTGAACCTGGACGGGCAGCTGTACCGGGTGGTGCAGGCGGTGACGCCGCAGGCCCACCAGAGGCCGGACAGCGAGGGGATGCTGGCCATCTACCGGCCCATCGACGAGACCCATGCGGGGACGGAGGACGACCCCATTCCCTTCGTGTACGGCATGGATACGGAGCAGGGGAACTATTACAGCTATGACGGCAAGCTGTACCTGTGCAACCTGACCATGGCCCCCTGCGTATGGCCGCCGGACACTGCAGGACTGTGGCAGTGGACGGAGGTGACGGCGTAAATGGAGACGGTCATCGTGGCCGCGCTGTCCCTGGTGGGGACGCTGGCGGGAGCCTATCTGGCCAACCGGAAGAGCACGGCGCTTATCGCCTACCGGCTGGAGGAGCTGGAGGAGAAGGTGAACAAGCACAACAACCTGGTGGAGCGCACCTACAAGCTGGAGCAGCGGATGGAGGTCATCGAGGCGAAGCTGGAGGGGGCCGAGAACCTGCTGACCGAGAAGGTGAAGGTGGCCAACCACCGCATTGAAGATCTGGAGAAGGCCACATGAGCACCCCAGGGAAGCGCCTGGCCGGGCAGAAGGCAGCACGCCGGAAAACCACCATGAAGCGGGTGGTGTGGGTGTGCCTGGCCAACGGCATCGCCTGGGTGTGGTGCAGCTACCTGCTGGCATACCTGGGGCGGGAGGAGATAGCCGAAAGTTTGAGCCAGACCGCCGTGGCGGAAATCATCGGCGTCGTCCTGGTCTACGCGCTGAAGGCACTGCTGGAGAAGCGGAAGGACTTCGGCGCGGTGGGCCTGGAGGAGAAGGACAAGACGGCGGACGAGGACACAGTGAAAGACCTGTGACGGAAAGGAGCAGACCATGGAGAAGTTCATCGGCACGAAAATCATTGAGGCAGAGCCTGCATACCGGGTGGACGGGAAGACGGTGCAGCCCACAACTTGGCCTGTCCCGGAGGGAGCGAAGGCGGAGGAGGGCTACGCCGTCCGCTACCCGGACGGGTACATGAGCTGGTCTCCCAAGGATGTCTTCGAGGAGGCATACCGGCGCACGGACAACCTGACCTTCGGCCTGGCCATCGAGGCAGCCAAGAAGGGAAAGCGGATTGCCCGGAAGGGCTGGAACGGGAAAGGTCAGTATGTGGAGCTGGCAAAGGCCATCAGCTACGAAAGCCCCACCGGCGCGGTGGTGAACGCGGAGCACGACGCAATCGGGAACCAGGCGCTGGCCTTCGTGGGGACTTCCGGCGTGCAGATGGGGTGGCTGGCATCCCAGGCGGATATGCTGGCGGAAGACTGGGCAATCGTGGAGTAAGGAGGAACAGAACATGAGCGAGCAGATTATTTCCCTTATCGTGGCCATCCTGACGGGGCTTGCAACGTGCATCCCTCTGGCTATCAAGCTGGTGCAGTACGTGCAGCAGGCCACCCAGGAGAAAAACTGGCAGGCGCTGCTGGGCCTGGTGGTTGACCTGATGGAACAGGCAGAGCAGAAGTTCGCAGACGGGGCCACGCGGAAGGAATGGGTTATGGCCATGGTGAAGACCAGCGCGGAGTATATCAACTACCCGGTGGACACCCAGGCCCTGTCCGATCTGATTGACGGCCTGTGCGACATGGCGGACATCGTGAACGCGGGAAAGACCGAGGCGGAGCCGGAGGAAGCGGAACCGGCGGCGGAGGTGTGAGCCATGGCCATCGTGACGGAGTATATGACCAAGAACCCGTGCTACCAGAGCGGGCGCACCATCACGGTGAAGGGCCTGATGCTCCATAGCGTAGGGTGCGCCCAGCCGAACCCCCGCGTGTTCGTGAAAAATTGGAACAGCGCGAGCTATGACCGGGCCTGCGTCCACGGCTTCATCGGGGAGGACGAGGCCATCATCACCCTGCCCTGCCTGGAGACGGCGGGGAAAGCCATGCGGGCCTGGCACTGCGGGGCCAGCGGGAACAACACCCACATCGGCGTGGAGATGTGCGAGCCGGGGAACATCAAGTACACCGGCGGGGCCAGCTTCACCTGCGCAGACCTGACAACGGCCCGCAGCTTCGTGCGGAAGACCACGGAGCAGGCGGTGGAGCTGTTCGCACAGCTGTGCAAATTCCACGGGCTGAACCCCATGCAGGACATCGTGAGCCACGCGGAGGGGCACGCACTGGGCATCGCAAGCAACCATGCAGACCCTGACCACCTGTGGCGGGGCCTGGGCATGGACTACAACATGGACGACTTCCGCCGAGACGTGGCGGAGAGACTGGGAGAGCTGAAGGAGGACGAAGACGTGGTACGCTACAAGAGACTGAACGACATCCCCAACGAAAACGGGTTCCGGGACATCATCGAGCAGCTGATGGATGCGGGCATCCTGGGCGGCGACGGCAGCGACAAGACCGGGAACAACGATGTCATCGACCTGTCCCACGATATGGTGCGCAACCTGGTGCTGGAGTATCGGGGCGGCGCGTTCGACCGGAAGTTCAAAGCCGTGGGTATGGAGCCGGTGGTGAAAGACTGACCGGCGCGGCGGGGGGGGGGCCTCCCCTCCCCC